GAGATAGGATCTCAGTGTCTTGATGGAGAGTCCATTCACCTAATGGAAAATCGAGTTGCTCTCGAAAATCTTTTAACAGGAAAAACGATTACTTTATAGGTTAAGTTTCAACAAATAAAAAGCACCTTTAATTAATTTAGAGGTGCTTTTTAGTGCGTCAATCCATGCGTACTATTTAATTATAGTTACCATTTAGAAGTCTGACAAACAGTTCCCCAACTTTCAAAAATTTCCTCAAATCTTTGAGGCTGCAATCCAAAATAAAATAGAGTTTGGGAGAATCGGTTTTGGTTTTGTTTCTTCCCTTCCACTGCCCGTTTTGGGGAATAAAAAGTTAACCGAGTTGACGGTAGGCAGAAGCGATCGCACCGATTCAAAGCCTTTTTGTACCAAACCGTACTGTTGTCGGTATTAGTTAACAAGAATGCTTCCGCTTCAGTCTCGTTCAATGTTGCAATCAATTTATCAACAACCTTCTCAATAAATCCCGCGCTGTAGGGAGGGTTCAACCAGAGTGTTTTAGCCCGTCTCCAGTTCTGTTTGAATCCATCATCTTGAATTGTAAATATCTTTTGAGCTTTAATAATTTGATTGGCTTGCTCACAGCTAAAAGGGTCTAATTCAGGAAATCCATAAAACTTATGGACTAAACCGATTAAATCTGATGGGGTATAATTTTCGTTTGAATCAATTAATGACGGTTGTGTTTCAAACAGACAAAGTTGTTGTATAATCATTGTTGTTTACTCCTAGTGCGTGGTTGTTGTTTAAAAGTATCTGATGCTCTACAAACTCAGATACTTTTTTTATAATAAAATATTTGTGTTAAAATAGTATTAACTTAAATTTATTAATTATGGAACCAGAAAATAAGAAAAAGAAATATGGATTTGCTGCTATGAGTCCAGAAAAACGTCGAGAGATTTCTAGTAAAGGCGGGAAGGCATCTCGTGACAACGGGACGCTATATAAGTTCACTCCTGAAGATTGCAGCGAAGGCGGAACAAAAACATCTCAGAACAAAGACCATATAACTGAAACAGGTCAGAAAGGCGGGGAGGCATCTCGTGACAACGGAACGCTATATAAGTTCAGTTCTGAGGATTGCAAGAAAGCGTGGAAAAGAAATTAGGGGAGTGCGATCACAGTGTCAACAACGACTGATTATGTTAGCTCGGTTTCATTGTTGTCAACAGTGGATTTTTGTTATAGAGGATATACCAAATTACACAGGAAATTATTTATGATTAAATTTATAAAAAAAATTATAAATCATGTAAAATTTTTTTACAAAGGAGTAGATATTGATTCTCCTAAAAATGTCACAATTGGAGAAAATGTTTATATCGGTAAGAATGTCAATATCAGGGGTCGTGGTGGAGTTGTGATTGGGGATAATGTTGTAATTGCTTTTAACACAATAATCCTATCAGCAAATCACAATTACAAAACCGGAATCCCATTTGGTGATGATTATATTTTAAAGCCTACAATCATCGGTAAAGGGTGTTGGATTGGTGCGGGTGTGATTATTCTTCCGGGCGTAACAATTGGGGATAATGTTGTTGTTGGTGCTGGCACAATCGTTAATCAGGATATTCCTGATAATGCTATTATTTGTAATGATACAAAAATTAAAATAATTAAATATAGAAAAAATGCCCAATAACGACGTTGGTACAAACCCTTTCTACGTTAGTACAATTTCACTTTTACCAACTATTGATTTTTTAGAATATGTAGCTAAGAAGCAATGGGATTCAGATGTTAGTTATGGGTTGGGAATATCAACAATTGTCCCCATGTTTCACTCCACAACCAACTCGGAATGGCTGTGTCTTAATTCTGAATCAGAGTTTTTGGAGTCACCAAAGGGAACTATATCAATCAAGAACCCATTTGCCTACACCCGACCGGAATCTTCACCCGTTTATATTGGCTATAACGATATTTCGATCCCATCTGCTAAGGCAAATAAAGCCAAATCACTCTATTTGTTCAGGATAGATGAAGATGGTAAAAATGAAGTTATTATGGTTTCTAATTATGATAAGAAGCCTGATAATGTTACCAGTGCACCACCGATTGATTGCTTCTCTAGGGAGTGTCTGACGTGGTTTAGTAGTAATATTGATTGGTTTACTGGGTTTGGAATATCTTCTCAGTCATTAGCTCCGTTTATTGTTGATGACGATGGAATAATATTAAGTAAGTCTAGCGATATTTTGGCGGGTATTATTCCTGAGTCAGTAACAACAGTTGATTATACAAATATTCAGGTTTTAAATACTGTTTCAACTCTCACGCCTTGGGTTTCTATACAGCTATCAACGGGGATTCAGTTTTTAAATTCTGCTAGTGATGATATTAATTTATTATTTCTCTACTCGGTAGATGAAAATAATGATTCTATGGTTGCCTTCTGTCACGGATACACAACCCCATTTTCTCAAGGAATAAGTTATGATACAATCATTACAGATATATCGTTTAATTCTAAAGATATTATTATTATTTAATTATGCCTAACCTTTCTGGAAAATATAGATTTAATACCAGGGGCGGTGGAACCCCTGAAGCTGTCTTTTTGTATAAAAAACTTCAATCAGAAACCCGTCCTTTTGTTTATCGGTCGGAATCTAAATCATGGCAGATTATTAAGCAGACGTATGTTGCAGATGAAGAAAGTGTAGATGGATTTGTTGTTATTGAATTGCCAGATAATACGGGGGATTATGAATCTCTGGCAAAAGCTAAGTTAAGGCAACGAAAAACCGATAGAAAAGATGCGCCTTGTGTCAGAGGAGATGAAGGAGATGGTGGTGATGAAGACTCACGGGAAATCATTGTTTTATGGGTATTTAGAAACGCTTCATACCCTACACCTAGACGCATGGCTATGGGTTTTTTGTCCGGTTTTCAGGGCGATACGGTTGGGACTCCTTCTGGTGATACAGATGCCGACTATGTTAGTGCAGGGATTAGTCCGATTTTGAAGACCGCTTATGTTTTTTTTGATGCCGAATCAGGGGGTATAGGAGCTAAAGGATACAAGCCTTTTTTATCGGTTCAAGATTCTGTCTTTTGCTATAACCCTCCACCGGAAGTTAAGGGAAAAATTGGTTATTCTTTATCTGTTAATTGGCACAAAGAAGCCTATAAATCTTCTGGGTTTTACGGTGTTATCGAGAGTGGTGGCATTGGTGGTACTGTAGTACCGCCAGAACGCGACAGTTACGCAAGCTGGGCGGATTTCTTTCAGCAATACGATGGGGAGCCTTATGTCGCTGAATTAGAAGCCGCTTTTCAACCCACAGCTTCAATGGGCGAAGTCGAAACGCTTAACGAATGTGGTAGTGATAATCTTGATGGATGGTGGCTCTATCGTGGTGACGTAGCGCCAGGCGAATCCGTTTCGTTTAGGCACGTTGGCGATAATCTTTATGATGCTACGGACGAGTTTATAGTTTGGCGTGGGTCAATCGATGATTACCCTGCGTGGCTTTCCTATATGGAGTCTATGTTGGCTTACTGGGGGGTTTTAGATAATAGCCGTGCCGAGTCAAATCTACTTGGTTCTATGGCAATAAACAGAGCGGGTGCTGGCTCTTGTGCGTCTGGTGCGGGGTCGGGCTACCCACCAGATACCTCTACACCCGCCTTAATCAGCAATACCGAATACTATGGAAGATATTGTGATGTAATTATTAATTATCAAAAAAATGGGTTAGTAAAGGAGCTTACCTTGCCAATTGATTTTCCGACTAGAGTTACCCATATCAAGTATGAGCATAATGAATTTTTAAACCTTAACCTTCTGCAAGAAACAGAAGGTCAAAGAATAGAGGAACCCTATTTAGCAGAATGGTTTTCTGGGCGGGTTAATATTGATAAAAATAATATTTATGTTGATATTATTTATGAAATTATTCGGGAATACGAAAGCGGTTTACAGGTTCTTCCAAATGGAAGTATGTACAGAGTTGGTGGAAATGTTGGTAATTATTCCCAAGAAAGACCTGGTATTATTGGCAGGGATATTCAGTATGTGAACGACAATGAATCTCCGACTGGTGAAACATACGAATGTCTCTATAGTCAACAGGGAGAACAAATATATGCTAGAGCTTTGCGAGATAAATTTAATAAGACAGTTCGATACACCATAGATAAAGCATCTTTTACTATTACAAATACAGAAACATTTATAGGGAATCACCCAATAACTAAGGGGCTATTCACGGATAATTTTTTGCAACACAATACCATATTAGATATAAGTCAAAGAGCAAACTTTAGACAGTACAATACAGGGCTTTCTATTGTTAACATGACGAATAAAGATACCCCCGTTATTTCTAGCCCTTCGCCAGAAAGGATTGGATATTTAGGACTTCCGACCCCGTATTTTCAATTAGATTGCCGACCCTCTGTTCCAATAGCTTACACTGAAACCACAATTGCTAGACCTTTTCCGACTAATGACTATCCGATTGATTATTCTGCTGCCATTGTCAATGATTTTTTGACACTCAAGACTGACTGGGATGATACTTATTGGGTGTTTTACTTAATGATGGAACGTCCGTTTTTGAATGAGTTAGACCCTAATAAGTTAGTTGATTTCAAAGATAGATGCCTAAGAAAAGGAGCGGGTTATAAAAAGAATAGCAATTATTATTACCTGTCTTATAGCCAAAGTATTAGTCTATCATTAATAAGCCCAATTTTCCCCGGCTTTTTCGAGCAATACATGGAACACGAAAGATTGAGGGGATATCCTATAATTAAAGATGGGAGAATTAAAAAATGGCTGAGGCTATCTCCTAATAGTTTTCCCTTATTTGAACCCGGAGGCGGCATAACATGACAGGAATAAATAGCTCTCTTTTTGATGATGAAAAACTATTCCGTAAGTCGGTTGTCCGAACCTATGGAGGGTTTTACGAATGGTCGTTATCTATGTCTCCGTTTGATAGGATTATATCCGATAGCACATACCCAATAGCCACAACAGACCCAAACATAGAAATGCCATTAGCGAATTTTTATTATGCTAACAATTCCCTCTATTTCTTGGGTAGCAATGAACTTCTTAATTTAGAGCTAGAGATTTATGATTTAACCGATAATCCAGATACTTTACCCGATGCCGATGCTTTGTTGATTAGCAATAAAACATCTGTCAAAATTGTCGTTAAAGGGTTGGGGATTCCTGCTAATTTTTCTAGGACAATCAAACTATTACCAACAATTCATCCTTACTTAGTCTCTCGTGATCTTGGCTACGGTGATGTAAGTTATGGGGCTGAATACGGGGAACAGCCTGTTAAAGTAGAAGACCTTCCAGACCATTCTACCTACACCATCGAGCGTGATAATCTGGGAATCTCAGATATTCCTGACCATAACGCTTGGTGGAACAGATTGCACGGGGATATTATTGATATGGCTTTTTACGTTGAGGGGATATAAAGGTTTAACTTCTCAAAAGTTGGCATCCGCCGCCCAACTTCCGCATCTTCAGGATGAAGCCACCACTTACAAAATGATTGGACTTGATGCTGTTCGGCTATTGATATCAATTCCGACCACAGCCCACTACAAACCGCTTTGTCGGCAATGGTTTTATACCACAAACTAGCCTCAATAAAATGCACGGGAATATCGCCAAACATCCCAATTATTTCAGGGAGACGAGCCAAAATAACGGGAGCGTTGTAACTCTTGATGTGAGTTTGAATCCCAACTTCTACCGGAAAATCCTTAGCTAGTTCGTGGCAGATATTAGCGATCGCACGCCATTTATTCAGAAGATGTGGTCTGAAATCTCCTAAAATTATTCGCGCGCTAGGATTAGCAGTATAGGCAGCTTCACAATAACGCTTTAAACTATCGAGGGAATAGTTGGGATACGGAATCCCAAGGTCATCCGTCCATTCATTTACTAACACCCACTCAGTGATCTGCGGAAATCTCTCAACCCTTCTATGCACCCATTCAATAATTGAATCACAACCGGAAAATGGGCAGGGTTTGTGATGTTTGTTGCCATATAAAAACTGCGCTCGGATGATTTTATTAGGGAAATTCAGAGAGTTCTTCGTGCCATCTTGATTGAAACATTGCCAGTGGTAGCCGATCACAACCCCGTCAAACGGGGTCAAATCCAATGGTAAAGAACTTCCACAGGTAAACTGCATCAACTAGCTCCACCTCCTGCCACCCAACCGCCATTGAAAGCGTTATAAACTATTCCCGTTGACGTATCCTTCCAAGACTCCCGATCCGAGTTAGGAGTTTTAGATAAGCTTGCGGGGGTTCCGGTATGGAGTCGCATCCTAGTATCTGTCTCAACCCAAGCCGTGCCATTGTAAACGAAAGAAATAACTGAATCATAACTATTGACGGCGTTATTCTCCTGATACCGCCAACGGGTTCCGGTGGCAGCCGCACCCGTTGGCAAAGTGTTAGCAGCAATTTCAGTATCACTAGAAACAAACCAGCGACCAGTCCCACCCGTTGCTGTGTAGCACGATTTACTATTAGCAGTTGCGGTGGATGTTTTATCTAGTCCGAGCCACGTCTTTTCAGCCCGCGCCCAAAAGATAATCCCATCCTCTAAAGTCGTGGTGCTTAATGCCACGATTGCAGCGATATTAGTTTGCGTCGCCATGTGCATAATTAATAGTTCCTTAAATAGCAGCTACAGTTAAGTTTAGCAAAGTCGAACCATATCCAGGAGATGGGGAGTTCCATCCCTCAACATTGTCAGAATCCCAATTATTAATCCCGTCAGAATCCCAGATCAGATTAATAGGAACATCTGAAACTAGACAATCCATTTTAGATCCTGAGTTTAGAAAAACTTTGGTTTGTAATTGCCACGGGTTCCCCCGTTCAACCTTCGCATTAAATAGAAACGGTCTAATGGTTAAATAGCCGTCCGTTGTTAACAGATTAGAAGCCACACCCCCAATAAGCATATAATCCTGAGTCGGATTCAAAAGTGTGGTTAAATTATTTTCAACCCTAATATTTATTGATTCAGCTAGTGCCATAATATACGGTTTTAGAACTACTTATATTATATAATAAAACAATAGTTTTAAGTTGATTAATTATGATCAATCAGGAATTAGAGAATGCGATTGCTATTGTGGAAAATTGGCTAATCCCTCAATGTGTTGGGAAAAGGGTATTTTTTATTAATCCGTCAAAAGCTCAAGAAGATTTAGGGCTAACTGAAAAAATCTTCTGGTTTGCAATCTTTACTTTAATTGAACAACAAAAAATAAATGTTTCAGGATTGGACTACATGGCAATTTATCCGGCTGCAATTGTATTAGGTAAACATCAATGAGCGATAAAAAAAACCCGCCATGTCCGAAGTGTGGGCATAGGATGAAAAAGAACGGGGTGCGTCCTGATGGTCGGCAAAAGTGGCGCTGTACCCCCTGCGGAGCGTCCCAAACCTCCGATCCTAAGCCCGTGGGAAGACCGAGAATCCATCCCAAAAAATCTTCTGATCCTAAGCCTATGGGTAGGCCGTCTATTTTTCCAGGCAGGAAATTGACCGATGCCGAATCTTATTTAAGGCATAAGAAGAAAAAGGCTATGCTGGCTCTCAAGGCAAAATTTGAGGATTAACCAAAAGACTGAACTCCTTACATAGCAAGGAGTTTAGTCAATCTAAAAAATATTTTCTGAAAACGCTTGACATATAGCCGTAGGTCTACTAATATGTAATTAACAACACGCAAAAGCAAAGGACGAATCAAATGACAATTAAATCTGGCGACAAAGTTAAAATCAATAAAGCTCCATATCCCACGGGCTGCGATGCTGAAACCGTTTACACGGTAATGGGTAAACCTTCTGATTACGGATGGGGACAAGGGCCGGTCTATACGCTAAAAAGTCCTATTGAAGTGGGGTTTGTTTATGTGAATCCCATGAGACCAATTGGCGATTTAGATGTCTTAGAAAACTAATAGCAACCCCGCACCCTAGCCAAACATCAAACGGCTAGGGATTCAACAAACACACAAGCACGGAGGGACAGATGAAAGCAGAGCAATTAAAAACAACAATTAAGGGGATAATTGACAGCGACCCCGGATGGATTGACGGGGTTTCTACCAAAGAATTAGCCCAAAAACTGAAAGAAGAAAAGGACGTTATTTGCTCAGTCTCCACACTAAATAGAGCCATGCTCTCAATAGTCGGGGAAACTGAAGACGGTTATCCCACCAATGACGGAAACCTCGTTATGGGTGAGGATTGCCCCAATAACGGGAGAAGTACAGGGTTAAAGAAATATTACTGGTTTATCACATGACCGAAGACTGGAAACCCTCCATCTGGGAAGCCCAACAAAGATACAAGGCAACCCAGAAGGGCAAGGATCGGGATCTGAAATACGAGGGTACGGAGAAGGCAAGGGAACGGCGGAAACGCTACCTTGCCAACTTAACCCCAGAACAAAAGGAAAATCGGCGCGAACAAAAACGCCTGTGCGCCGAAAGGCGACGGGAGAAAGACAGGCAAGATAAGGAAAAAGATTAAGCGATCGCACTCCCAACGACAAAAACCCCAGGATTCAACCCCTGGGGTTTTTAATATCGACTATTTCTATTAATAAAATTGTTATAATAATAAGTGTCCCCGCAATGCGGAAACATTCGGGGACGTGAGCCAACCTATACAGCAGGTCAACTATGAATCATAATAGCAAAATTGTTCCACTTCAGTTTGAAGGGATTAAGATTTCTGTTCGGGAGTCAGATGGGTATGTGAACCTGACTCAAATGTGCAAAGCCTACAACACAAGACTTGATAACTGGTTACGACTGAAATCCTCAAAGGCTGAAATGGATGCCCTGTCTAATTCCCTCACATCTGAGGAATCACTCTTAGAGGTTGTGAAAGGGAAATTTTCAGACAATAGGGAGCAGGGAACATGGGGACATCCATTACTGGCGGTTAAGGTTGCCCGATGGATTAGTCCAGAACTTGCCAACTGGCTTGATGCCCATTCCTACGTTCTGATGACGGACGGCAAAACTTCCCTAGACATTGACCCGTTTGCTCGGATGTTTGAAATCATGGCAGAAAACTATAGGGATATTGAGGATCAAACCTTAATAGACGACCGCTTCTACGATATCGAGGCTTATTCTAGCTGGTCTATTGAATCAGGGAATTAGGCGATCGCCACATAACAACCAAAAGGCACGGGGTCAAACCCGTGTTTTTTGGTGTCTAACCCAGTCCCAGAGGGAATTTTAGATTAATGCTTGACAAATCTAAAACCCTTATGATATAAATAGATCAAGGTAAAAAACACAACGCACAAAGGAAACGCCATGAATACTCAAAAAAATCGCAGTGGTTACGGAGTTGGGCTTTACGGAGATTCGATCAGAATCCACTATGCTAACGATTGCGTAGTTGCCAGCATGAGTCAGGATTTAGCCTCAATCAAAAAAATCAAGGTTGACGATCTTCAGATGCCAATCAACTGGGGTCATCGCGCACAATTGGGACGGCAAAACTTTGAAACAAAACAGCAAGCAGTAGATTATTTGAACAGCTTGTCATCCATGTCTTACGAAGAAAAGGTTAAAACCATCAAGGAGTTTAACGACATGAAAAGAATCCTAAGTGAAGTCTAAATCACCATATATCGGACGGGGCGGCTCCTACCACGGCACTGGCAGAAAACCAATAGGAGCCGTCAAGCGGATTAAAACATCGCTTGGTATAGAACCGGAGCTACTAGCTAAATTAGATGCCCTGGTAGCTCAGGGACAGGGAACACGGAGCGATATTGTCAACAGGCTATTAACGAATTGTACGGAGCAAAAAATGGACACGAACTGGATTAAAGTCGGGTTAAAGTTTTTAGGTAAAGTTGTTGTCGAGGTTATTGAAACCGAGAAAAAAGTAAGAGTTGAAACAGAGGATGGTTTTATCCCCGTTAAGCAGTTTTGGGGGTTTCACGAGCTACAAGAACTGAGAAAGAATGGATACTGTTAGCATTCTCATGATCTAAACAACAAAAACCCCAGGATTCAACCCCTGGGGTTTTGTTATTTCAACCTTCTACGCTGCCAAAACATCTACAACAGATTTAAGTTTTTACAGGTTGGGATTTGTTGTTAATAATCATAGTTTTTAGACACCTCTAGTGTGTATCGGATGATGGCGCAGATCAAATCATCTGCTTCACTCGCTACCATTATGTCGCCATATTTATCTTGATATTTGTTCCAGGGCTCCTCAAGTTGAGACGGTAGCTCTCCATCCGTTATACTTTGATAGATTCCTTCGGCGACTTCAATAATGTCAGAAGGTGACGAAGATTCAACCTTTTCAAACCGACAAATATCCCCTAACGTCTCCATGAAATTATCAACCGGACGGGCATAATTTTTTGAATCTCGGAGCGATTTATAGATGACGCACGGGACGTTGTATGGTTCATTGAATCCTATTCTGATAATCTGATACAAACCACCTTTATAGTGTTTCCAGATTTCCCGTTCTTGTGGCGCAATTCTTGTCATAATTTTGTGTTTTTTAAGTTAGAGTGATCGGGTTACGCCAAAACATCTACAACGGATTCAAACCACTGCAAATGTTGTCTAGTCGCATCCTTAACGCCCTTCTGCGCTGCAAGTAATAGTTTGGAAAAAGCACTCCCCTCTGGAGTTGGAACCCAAGCCGGATCTTTCCCCGTGGGGTTAGGAGTTTGCAATCCATTCTCGGCTAACAATTGATTAATTCGTCTGCCACTGTGTTTGATGCCAGTCCGCTGTTCTAGGATGACTCCAATTTCGGTGGGTGTCAGAAGTTTTTCCTTAACTTCGATGACCAATTCCTTTTTCAAGTCTTCAGCCGAGGGACGGAGTGCAGGGTAATATTTAGCGACATGATTGGCGGCGGACGCTGCAATTAAGTTTTTATCGAGTTCAGTGATACTCAGGATCATTGTCACAAAGTCGAAAATCTCATGGGGTGTTGGCTTGTCTGAGATAGCTTGAGTTTGGGTCTTGACCTGTTTAAGTTCACGTTCACACTCAAGGAAATAACGGCGGATTTCTTTGCCCTTGCCATTGGGTAGCATCATCCCCATTTCTTTGAATGTGTCCACAGTCAGGTAGATTTTATCGGTAGGGCGACCAGGGAGTTGATCACAAAGTTGTGCTAAATCCCAATCCATACCCTTTTCAAAGTTTTGTTGGAGTTTTCGGACTAATTGACGGCGTGATGTTGGATTACCTTCTTTGGTTTGACAGTCCCACCATTCCATCGCTAGATCAAAGTCTACCGGATACTCGTTATTAGAACCGAGTAAACTTAATGCCGATTCTTTGCTAAAATTCATTTTGTGGATTCTCCTAGTTGGAATTTACAGCCCTTGGGTGTTGAAGCACCGCGAAGGGCAATTATTAATAATATTATAGCACAATTCTTTATGCTGTGCGAAGGTTTTGGTCAATGTAACCAATGCTCCCGTCTTCTACTTGGTAAGTCGCAAACACTCAATAAAATACTCACACACCGACTTGCTTGATACGTTTTTGTCATTCTCCCAATGAGAGTAAAGCATTCAACAGTTAAAAAGATAGGAGGATCACAATTGGTTTTATTTTGTCGATCAAACCAATAGTCATCCCACTCCCTAAACATGCCATTCCTGAATACAGTCAAAAAATCACTTTTCTTGCTATACCCTAACCACTGCCAAGCGTTATCAATACTGATGGGGTGTTCACTGGTAGAATCAAGTAATGTGATCGCAGTTTCAGTGTTAAAATCAATCATTGTGATCCTGTATGCTAGGTTTACAGCCCTTGGGTATTTGACGTACCGCGAAGGGCGATTTCTATTAACTATTGTACCACAATTAATATTAATTAGTCTGGCAATTTCCCGATTAATTTAGGTTCAATTCCTGTTAGTTTCTCGAATCTTTTGTTTTTATCTATTCTTTGTGCAAACCTCCTAATGGATAGAAAACAATACCATTCCTGTATCCACCTTTCTTGGTGGGTAAAATAGGTGTAACTCCGTGTAAGTTTGCCCATGCCGGATAACAGATCATTGATCCGTCAACACTATCAAAAACTAAATCATAGTCTGGCACATGAAGATTTCCACCACTGGCATTTTCTTTTTTTGAGTAAATAACATTTACAGTGTTCTTGAGATTTCTATTGTCCTGATGATAATTAGCAGCTATATTATAATTGCTA